ATGTCAGGCTGTCTTTCAGCAAGACCCTCAGGACGTGTCAGTGGGCGAATTGGAGCAGCGGCAGCCGCAAGACCCTCTGGGCGTGCCATTGGGCGCTGCGCTGCTGTTGGTGCCACTGACGCCGCAGCAAGCCCCTCTGGGCGTGGCAGTGGGCGCGGTGACGATGTGACGCTGGGGGTTTCCTCGAACCTGCGTGTGGCGGCTTCCCTGTAAGCGTCAGCACCACCAAGACCCTGAGTGCGGATCGGCGCTGCTGTTGTCACTGGCACAACGGGCGCTGTGGTCGCGTTCTGCACAGTTGCGTTTGGCAGGCTGCCAAGCGTCTGCGCCACTGGGATTTCAGATGCAAGCAGGCGGCGGCGTTCCATTTCTGGATCGCGCACCATGCCATCAACGGCATACCCATTACGATCACCCGCGACGCCGCCAGCGGAAAATTTGTGGGCTTGGCTGTAATCAATGGTTTTCAGTCCGTTGCGCTCACCAACTGCCTCTGGGTGTTCTTTCTCCACCTCGTCGGCCATGAAGCCAACGTGGGTCTGCTCACGATCATCGCCCTTGTACTTGAACGTGTAGATTGGCAGGCCGTTGTGCGACTTTCCAATCTCCTTGATGTCGTGCTTTGCGCGACGATCCGACAGGGATGCGAGGGTGGCAACGGAACCCAAAATGCTTGCGACATCTCCAATTCCAGAACCTTGCTGTTGGCTCGGCGCGGCGGTCTTCAACTCTGGCTTTTGCATATTGGCACTTTGAGATGCCAGCGTGCTGGACAGGTAATCTTCGTGCTTTTCGGGCTGCACACCGCCACCACCAGCGTAGCCGCCAGCGACACCGCCGTAGGCTTCTTTCTTACGGTCAAGCATATCCCAGAACTTACCATCTGGGCCGAAAGACTCGTCAAGCTGGGTCAGGCTCTTGCCTGTGTTGGCCGCAGCCTCCATGAGGTCCGCTACGCCCTGCGTCTTCTGCGCGGCCATAGTGGGGTCCGCCACCATCAATTCGCCAACGGGCAGATACGCGTCTGGGATGTAGCTTCCCGCGCCAATGCCTTGCCCCACCTTGGAGCCGTATGGGCCTGCAACGCCGCCCTCTGCAAACGCCTCACCCTTGTGGTGCGCGTGAACGCCGCCGCCCATGCTGTGGGTGGCCTTGTCATAGTCAACGGTCTTGTACCCGCTGGGGTCAAGCCCAACCGCTTCTGGGTGTTTCTTCTCAACCTCATCAGCCATGAAGCCGACGTGTGTGTGTTGTTCGGGGTCACCCTTATATTTGAAGGTGTAGATCGGCATCCCGTCATGAGATTTGCCAATCTCCTTGATGTCGTGCTTGAGGCGACGATCTGAGAAGAACGACCCCTGATTGACTGCCGTGGTGGTCGATCCAGACAACGCGCCCGTACCCATGGCGATGTTTGCCAAGAACTGCGCGACTTGGAATGGGAAGCCCTGCTCCTGCTGGAACTGGTTGATCAGCGCATCCTTGCCAGCCTGCTCGGTCTGCTGCATCTGCGTACCCATCGCAAGCTGATTTCCAGCCAATCCAGCCATGCGGTTCAGGTCGTTCATGCCAGTGGCGGTGGCCTGATCGTATCCCTGACTGTAAATATTTGCCATTGTGGAACCCATCGCCAGACCTTGCTGGTTTGCAAGGTTTGCAGCGGCCACGCCAGCACGGTCACCACCAAATGCGCCAGACTGAATGGCCGTACCCAGAGCGCCAGATTGCGCCTGCTCGTTTGCCTGCTCCATCTGGGCGCGGGTCGTGTCGGCCACGTTTTTGACGTATGGGTTAAAATAATTCCCGACCGTCTTGTAACTTGGGCCAGACTCAGCAATTGCATTCAGTCCAGCCACGCCTTTATTTTGCTGCGGGTTGAATTGAGCAACAAATTCCTCAGGCGTCTGGCCGTACTTTTGGAATGGGTTTTGCGCGACCTGCTGGGCCTGCGTGTTCACCGCGTTGTATCGGTCGAGGACTTCCTGAGGAATCTTGACCGTATTTGTCGATGTTGTTGTTTTGCCGCCCATCAGGTTTCCCCTTCGATTTCGGGAACTATACCAGTCTTTGCATTATAAAGGAAGTAGACTCCTGCGGGCTTGCCGAAGGTTCTCTCGTAGAGCCGAATCTTGGCCTCTGTCCTGCTGTTTGACAGTACACCGATTGCCAGCGGCAACTCAAGTTCTTCCGCCATCTTCTTCGCAAACTCCGCCAGCTTGCGTGCGCGGCCACCCTTTGCCGCCCGATACTCTGGGTCAACGAAGATCGCCTTCTCCTCAAGGACAGGCTCGGCGCTGTACCACACGGGGCCAATATTCAGCAGGATCGCACCCTCAAGCTTGCCGCCCACCGTGTCACCAATCACACCCACCACGCCCCCTTGGTGGGTCAGGGATTTCCAGACCTGATTGGCAAGCAGCGCGATGTCGGGGGCGATGAACGCATTTTCCTCAGTCGCCGCAATAGAGAGGCGCATCATCTCATTGAAGTCTGCCGCCGTGCCAACCCGAACCGTGATATCATCCATAATTTAATCCTTCTTGGGACCAGGCAGGTTCTGCAAGGTCTTGATTGTTTTCTGCCGCATCTTTTTCACAAAGGCGTCGAGGATTTTGTGGCCGTGATCCATGTCACCCTTGCCAATCTCGACTACGTCCTCAGGTGGTATCACATACTCACCGCCAGCCGCAACAATAGGGACCGAGTCCGTCTCACCACCAGCCGCCTTGCGCGGCGCGGGGACGCCATACGGCAGGCCATTTGCGCCATATGGCATACCCTGCTGCCCATACGGCCCCTTGGCGGAGAATATGTTTTTGGCAACCTTGAAGCCAGCCATGGAATTGCCCTCACCCATGGCCGAAATGATGTCGGCGGGGATGACATACGATCCTGATGCAACGTGCATCGGCAAGTGATCCGTGCGGCCAGCCACGGCGCTGTGGATTGGACCCTTGTGGACCTTCGTCCTGCCGCCGCGTGCGCGGCTGTCACGCGCCGTGTTAAGGGCTGCGGCAATGGCTTGATCCCGTGGGTGACCAGACTCAACCATCTCGGATATGTTATTGGAGATTGTCTCCTGCGACGATCCATGTTTCAGCGGCATATTACGCTCCCTCGGAGAATGAAATGACAACCGTCATGCCTGTGCCTGGGACGACAACGAGGCCATTGTTGTATGGCATGTTGATGACTGTAACCCCGATGGCGTTGGTCACAGAGGCCAGCGCGCTGGTCAGGATTCCACTGTTGTTGCTGTCATAGATCACGCAGGGTGTGCTTCCCGCCACCACGACACTGACAGACGCCAGTCTTCCCTGACTGATCGTGACCGAGGTGGTGGTGGTCAATGTCTGCGACCTCGTGGTGCCGTTGACCTTCAGGTACGTCTGGCCAAGCTGGTTGACCGACGTAACCACGTTTTTCGCAGCCGTGAGGATATCGGATAAGGAGGCCATCAGTATTTCCCATCTGGCTGGAGGCGGTATCGGATGTTACCCATGCGCCAGAATGTTGCGACTTGGCTGCCTGAAATCTTGATCGAGATCAGGCGCGCACGGATGCGTGGCGAGATATACTGCGTTGTCTGGCTGATGCTGTACGGCCCGTAAACTTTCGGTGTCTGACCTGGGTAATCTGCCGCGTAAAATGTGATCTGGACGGTGGCGTTGTTCGATCCGCCGTAATAGCCCCACTTCATGTCTGGCCAGACCTGATCAATGAAGGTCATGTTGTCGCCCTCATTCAGGGCGAAATAACCAGTCTGCACAAATGAGTCCATCGGGAAGCCATTTGCATCCTGCGATGTCTCGTGTTGGTAGATCACACTGTCGCCTCCCGCGCCGATTGGGGGGCCGAAGACGCCCTGATCAATCCACGCCGTGCGGGTCAGCGTGCCAAAGTCCCACTGCTGGAGCAGGGTGTTGTATTTGACGTATTTTGTCGGGACGCCGTTTGATCCAGTGGTGGGGTAATACCACGAGATTTCCCCAAAGCGGCTGTTTGGCGCGCAGCGGATGTTGCCCAGATAGTCTTCGTCAATGTCTTGGAAAATGACATCCCACACGGGGCATGGAATTGATTGGACGCCACCGCCCGCCAGCATGTAAAACTGGCTCTGCGACATCCAATACACGATACCAGCCAGCGTACCCATCGCCTTGTGGCCAATCAGTCCACAGCCCGACCCGATCTCGTTGAACGAATAGACGAGCGGCAGGTTGATGTATTGCATCGACCACAGGTGCGTGTCCGTCCACAGAAGACCCTGCTGCGGACCCTGCATCGCGCCGACGATCCTAGACCCCTTGGGGATGCGGAAAGACCCAGCCTGATTGCTTACCGTGGCCACCCAATTGGTGAAGTTTCCCACGTCCGTCCAGCGCACGAGCAGGGGGTCTTGGATACCATTGAAGGTGGTGCCGTAGGCGATGACCTGACGCTCTGGCATGGCCACGAAGAAGCCCTCGTTGACGAGCGGCGCGTTGGGTATGACGTTGGCGTGATCCGATCCGCCGAGTGGGTCGTAATAGAAAATACCGCTCTTGATTGGGCTTGCCACGAGGAAACCGCCCCAGTTGTCCAAGGACCAGTCCGTGACAGGCAGGGGCGCGACCGTCGTGCCGTTTGTTTGGTCGTATACGCCTGGCGGGAAGCCCCAGCTTTTTATGGTAACCGTTCCAGATGTTTCTGTTGCAGCAGCCGCCCCCACGGGAAATGAGAATGTGCTTGTCACGCCAGAGGTGGCGGCGCTGACAGTATACGCCCCGTTAAAGTTTGTTGTTCCAGTGATTGTGAACTGGGTACTTGGTGCCACAAATATAGCCTGATTGACCGTCACAGTTGCCACCAGCCCCACCGTGGAGATTGATGCAATTGCAAACTGACGGCCACCGCTGGACGTGACGCCCGTGCCAAATCCGCCCCCGCCAAACAGGCCACTGCCAAAGCCAGCGGCTGCTGGAATGTTCTGCTGGCCGACATAGTAAATGATTCTGGCATTCCCGCCATTCATAAACACCGTGGCACTTGACGACGCAGAGTTTGGGGACGCAATCGTGAATGTGTTTGCCGTGACCGACGGGGTTTCCAAGACAAGGTAGTTCCCATACAGCGTGACGCCACCCACGGTCGTGGGGACGAGTATGGCGAAGGTGGACCCCGCCGCGTAGCCGTGATCTGGCAGGGTCACCGTCACGTTGATTTCGCCGCTGACAGTGGTGAACGATGGCACGACGCCCCCGTTTGTGACTGTGGATGTCGCAGGCGCAAGCAGACCGATGATGTTTTTTGAGATGATCTGGTAAGTGTCGTCGCTGACTGCGATTGGCGGGTAATACCCAGACAGGACAATGCCGCCCACGCTGATTGGGGTCAGGATGTTTAGGCCGTCATACGACGAAATGTTTGAGTTGTTGTCGTCGATGGTGACGGTCGCGGAGCCGCTGGTTGTGTCAACCGCGACTGGGACGTTGTATGTGTAATAGTTTGGGGAGATCGGAATGGAAAACCCCCCAGCCTCCGCAATGTTTAGACCGTCCTCCTCGCCAATCGCAAGGTAAGACGTGCCATTCACGTCCGCCCACGAGTGCAGTGCGCGGATGATTGATGTCTGGGTACCCTCAATGAACTGGGTCCAACCGCCAAGCTTTTGCGGAAGCCCCAGTCCCTGACGGTCAGGCACAAACCTGATCAGGTTGCTTTCAGAAATTGCCGCCTCATTCAGGGTGGGCGTCCTATTCTGATCAACGCCAGGGATGAGTTTAAGGCTTGCGTGCGGCATGTGTTACCCTCGCGTCGGAGAGGAGACTGTGGCGGGCGCTTGCGAAGACCACGCCGCGCCCTCAAACTTCTTGCGCGCCTCCTCGACGGTGGCAGATTTGAGGAGCGTCTGATACTGGTTCTCGTAGCTTTGCGCCATCTGCGGATCGTCCGACTGGCGGCCAAAGTTGCGCTGGTAGGCCGAGATGTAGATCATCGACGCCATGATCAGAAGGTCTGGCAGGTATTGGCTGATAAAGGTTGTCGTGACCACCTCAGACAACGACGCTGGGCGGATCGTGCCAACTACTTCCACATAATAATCAACATCTGGAACTGGCCCGACAAGAAATAACGTGTCATTAAACGGGACAAAGTATTTTGGTTGGCCGCGATTTGTGGAGATGGAAGACCCAAACACAGAGTCAAGAAATTCTTTTGTCGCGGGCAGCAGCGGTACGCGTGTGGCCAAGTCGGGGTTTGTCTGCCCCGCTGGCGTGATCAGGTTGATTTGTTCGCTGACCACAAAATACGATCCGCCCGCGAGGTTTTGGCTGAAGGACAAGTTTCTGTTTCCCGCCGTCAACTTGTAGGCTGGCCCATACAGGGATTCAGACGTGTCCAGCAAGTCAAGGTCGCGGTTGATGCGCAGGGTGGCGTAGTCAATCATGGACGGGATGATCGCCAAGAAGTTTACGTCATCCTCTGCGACGACGGCCATCTCAGCGATCTGCGTCTTGTATGTGGCGTATGTCAGTCCGACCATGGTGTCACCCTACGTTTTCAGGCACTATAGACCAAATCGTTGCATTATCCAATAGACGTTGCGAGTTCACCGCCGCAGGCAAAATACCCAGCGCCATCCACCCAGTTGTCCTCATGGCTTGGATTCAACTTGATCCTTGCTACCTTCACGAGCGCCATCATCACAGACACATCTACCGCGTCGATGGGGACATCCAAGTGGACCGACCAGTACCGTGCAATTGTCTCAAAGTTGTTTTCCATGTCGCCGTGTGTCGCGGTACGGTCCTTGGTGACGTATGTCTTGGCGGTGTCGAGGATTTGTGATCTGTTCATAGGGATACCTTTATGCGGCTGATTTCGCCGCGCTGCTTGTGAAATGTAATGGCCTGCATCTGCGCCTGCGATCCGTATGCGCTGGACGCCGCGTGGTAGTCTCTGGGAGTGATCGGCCTAAGCTGTTCGACTTGGACACCACCTATATCCTGCACTTTGGCGTGATGCAAATGCCCCGTGAAGTAAAACCGAAACCGTGTCCTGCCCCACATCTCTGGCCACTCGGTGGCGAGGTGCATAACCAGACGCTCCGCCTTGGCCTTGTCCCCGTGGTGGGCCGCAAGCAGGCACAGTCCGAACTCCATGACAAAGAAGTCACCCGCGTTTCTTTGGATTTCAATTCGCGGGTTGCCCCTGTACCTTTGGATCATGGCCATCATCACGGCGACATATATGTCCCTGTCGTGGTTTCCCTTGATTACGGACACCAAAACCTTTTCGTGTTTTGTGGCGGCAATATCAATGGCGGCGGCGAGGGCGTCTATGGCCGCCTCAACTGTCGCCTCGATTCGAGTGTCAACATCTAAGACGTGTCCGCTCTGGGTCAGGTTAGTATTATCATTGTGGTGTAAATAGTCACCACCCACCAGTATGATGCCAAACTTTGACGCGGGTGATGACGACACGCACTTTGCAATTCCGTTTACAAGCCTGTCTGCGGCGATCTGGGTGGTGTAATCCTCTCCAGATTCTTCCTTCTTGGCTCTCATGCCAATATGCGCGTCAAAGAGGGGGTAGATAGTCAAAAGGTCTTCGTTGTGTGTATTTATTTGCGCAATTTCGGGTATCGGCTTGATCTCAGACATTGCATCTCGGACGCGCTCAATGAAGTTTTGCGCTGTGTCTCCTTTTGGCATCTTGAAATACAGGGATGCCTTTTCAGTCTTTATCCACCCAGAGTGCAGGATGTCTGTGTCCTGCATCCCAGCGTCATCCATGGCGTCCGAGACTGCGGGGTCAATCTTTCTCTCCGCTCGGCCAATGAGTTCCCTGACAGAACTTTCATCTATGTTTAGCCGCTTGGCAACTTCCCTCTTGCTGCCTAATTCCAGATAAAGGTCATATGCCTCTCTCTGGCGGGGTGTCATTTACATGCCGCGTCCATCATCATGATCAGTCGCGCCCCCGTGATTACGGATGCGTCACCGCCATCCTTGGCCAATGCGGCTGCGTGCTTCGTTCTAGCCGATGCGGTGCCGTCGCAGATCGCGTTACTGTTTGCCGCGATCCCGCAGCCAGTCACGAAGAACAGCAGGGTCATCGCTGATATTGCTCTCAACATTGTCAATTTCCTTTCGGGTCTTGGCATATGTAACGGCATCTTGCTGCTTTTGGTCACGCTTGCCTGCCATCCACGCCGTGAATAAAAGAACGAAAATTCCTGCGGCCCAGATCGCCGCCTTTCTAATCCAGCCAAACATCAGCGATCACCCGCCGCCCACTTGCGGAGGCGCTCACGCATGATCCACACGGCGGCCAGTGCCACAATACCACAGAACACCAGCGCCACGATCTGCGCCGTCCCGCTGAGTGCTGACACGGCTGACACGCCAGCGCCCACCGCAGACACGGCCTGAACCGCGCCAGCCTGCATGGTGGTCGATTCCATGGGTGTGCCGCGTGGCGCGTCTGGTACGGCGCTGCTGTCCTCGACTGCCTCTTGCGCTGCAAAGCCCACGGGGGTCAGAAACAGCGCACGTTCAGCGGCGCGGCGACGGACAAGCCCGCTCAGAACCTTACCGCCAGCTTTGTTCCACATCAGGATGGCGTCAGCGGCCTTCGCCTTGTCGCCCGCGTTGAAGTGGCGCAGTGCCGATGACTTTTTGAATGCGCCAGAGCCGATGTTGTATGCCAAAGAGACAAACGCGCCAAACTCGTTCTCGTTAATCGTCTGGGTGATGGCTGGCTTGATTGCCTCCGCAAACTTTTCAACTGCCATCTTTAGGTACGTCTCGGCGTCAGCCTGCGTGATCTTCATGCCCTCGTGCGGCGTGATGCCGACAAATGCTGACGCGGTTGTGCCGTAGCCAATAGTCCAGATGCCAGCGGGGCATTTGTATGCCGTCAGCTTGCAGCCTTCAAATTCTTTGATCAGGTTGATCGTTGCCTTGTTAATCATTTGCGTAATGCCTGTTCTATGGTGTCTAGTTTCAGGAACACAGCTTTGAAGCTGTCTT